GTCAGCGCCAGACCCCCGAGCATCTACGTTATTTATCACGGTGATCCCGCCCGCTCCACCTTTGGTGTGGTCAATAACGGTCTCATTTGGGTGAACCATAGCCATACGACCACCCTTACCATCAAGGCCGCCAGCGCGAGCACCATGCCCAGTAAAACCACCGCCCTCAAAGCTCTGCGCTTTGATTTGAGCGACGTTTGCCAAGCCCGTTGTTAATGCGATGCCTGCCATGACTTGAGGTATAGGGGGAGGGAGCTTCAATGCCAAGGCGTTGTTGACAGCCTCGAACGTGCTAATCGTTGCAGCGGCAATACCAAAAGCCTTCTGAATACGAAACATCTTCTTGCTTCCGGTTTCCATAGAAGCAAACTGGTTTGTCATAGATAAAGCCGTGGCCTTATCTTGTTCCTTCTGCCGAGCAAGCTCTGTCGCCTTCCTTTTAGCTTCAGCGTCAGCGGCTTTTTGCCTTTGCTGCTCTAGCTTTTCTTCTGCCAATCTGGTTCGTTCAGCATCATTAGCCAAAATGAGCGCAACTGCTTGTGAGTCTTCCCCAAGGCCAAGCAAAGAGGCTTTGTATAAATCTAATGCAACCTTCCCGCCAGACAGACGTATATGCTCTTCCAGAAACTTTTGATTAAGGCTTTCTTGTTTGGCAATAGCGGCATCTTTTAGTCTATTCGCCTTTTCCTGTGCTTTATCCGCAGCTTCTTGATCTTTCGTCGCCTGCTTTAGAGTCTCCAACCTTCTCGTCAAGGTTATTATTGCAAACTCTTCTTTGCTGATTTCGCCATCCTTCATGGCGTTGTGTTTAGCAATAGCAGTTTCGCTCATGCCATATGTCTGAACTTGATCTTGTAATGACTTAGCTTGCTCTCGATTGGCAAGAACAGCCGCGTCATTCACAGAATTCAGTTCTCTTTGAGCGGCAGTCTTTACTGCAATCGCTGCTGAATTCTCGTTTATCAATCTCTCAAGCGTAGATAACTGACGCTCTCGCTTAGTGTCCGTTGCTATAGCGGCAATGGTTCCGTTTCGGATGCCATCTATTTCAGCCTTGTACCGAGCGGACTCCTCGATCAGATCATCTATCTCTTCCTGAATCTCTTTGTATTTCTTGTCTATTCCCGCCTGCTCTATTTCTTTGAGCAAGGGAATCATCTCTTTGGTTATATCGTTGAACTTGCCCGCCTCTTCACCAAGGTCGGCAATCGCATCAGAAGAGTTTGTTAGCGCGTCCATGAACGGACGAGAAAGTGCGGCTCCAACGGCAAGAATACCGCCGATCATGGCCCCTTTAGGGCCGAACAAGGAGGCAACCTGGGAACCCTGCTGACCAAAGACGATCATCGCGTCAGTGCCCATCTGAAGCTGTACAGCAACGTCCTGAACCTGATGGCCTAACTGACCAGCGCCACCGCGCATCAGACGCATTGTACCGTTAAGGTCTTTACCAGCCTTAGCGGTATCGCGCATCTTGGTGTTTATGCGATCAAGAGGCTTGCTTATCTGATCTTTTACGGTTGCCCGTACCTGAATCTCAGCGCCTGTTGCCATCCACCATCTCCTGCTTTACACGGTAATATGTGAACCAGTGGTTAAACTCGTTCTCCGTCATATCCAACACAACTGAGAGGGGCTGACCAAGGCGACTAGCAAGCTCAAACATCAAGAACAGGTCAGTCGGCTCCCCTTGGTCATCAATCAGTTTTTTTCACGTTCCTCTTCGTCATCGCCCACAATCCCTAAAGCGAAATTGCCAAGACGAACAACGATGTCGGGGTCAACGCTCTTCTTGAGCTTAACCTTGTCCTCTAACGTGAATACCGCCTCACCCTGTTCATCAGTTAAGGCGAAAATGCAGGCGTAAACCAAGTAATCCCAGGTATCCCCATCAGCACGTTTCGCTAGGCGAGACTTGCCATCAAGGGTGAGATTCTTGGCATACACCGTCGTTTCCCATTCGGGAACATCCATACTTCTTATTTCGCGGCTACTAAAATGAGCAACCGCTTGATCTATTAAACTTGCCATTAGACAGTGGCCGTACTCAGAGCGCCGGAGCCTTGTACGCTGATTGACATTTCAACCATGCCATCAAATGACGTGCTCTTGCTTACACCAGTAACCAGTGCGGTACCGCTGTAATAAGTAGCGCCGGAGCCATCACCCTCTGGGTATAAGCCCAAAGTAACGCTTGAACCAACACCCAAGGCAACTTGCCCTGTGGTATCTGTTTCATCCCAGTAAACGTCTAATGATCCGTCGAATGACGTAAGCGTAATGCTGTGCGTCCTTGCCGTATCGCCCATCGTGGTGGTTTCAGCCGTATCAGCAGTTTCGTTCAGGGAGAAAGAACGGACTTCTGCAACATCATTAGCACCGACCTTAACAACCCCATCCTTTCCGGTATGAGTAGCCATCTTTTAATCCTCCTCGGATTTATCAGTTTCTTCCGCTTCTGCGGAGGTTTCATCAATAGCAGCGTCCGTCCGAACCCAGCCCTTTGATTCTAGGTATTCAACCCGGTCTAAAGTGACTCGAATGATTGAACCGTTATATTCCATATCGACCATGTTAAACCGCCGTTGTTGGATCGTTTTCTTTAGTTGCGTAATCAACAAGAATACGCAGTGTCGCTCTTGCCACGGGCTGATCTCCGTCACCAGAGAACTCAGCATCCATAGCTGTAATCTTTGTGTCTTTCGCGTACCCACCTCTCGTCAGGTCGGTATACAAGGCTACTTCAATCTCAGAACAGATCGTGTCTAATGAATCGTCGTAGTTCGCATTGCCACGAACATACGCCTCTACAGTCACCGACAAGGTGCGAATCTGCGTTCTTGGCAAGCCGACAGTGTTGTACTCAGTGGTCTCATCTGTCGTGTACAAGGCCAGACCAGGCAGGTTGTCAGCCGCTATCGGATAAACTCGACTAGCGAAGACTCGAGACCCAGTGGTTGTTAAACCAGTGAGGGTGGTCTCAATGTTTTCCCTGATTAACTGCCGTACATGCGCCATCAGTTTTTGCTCACCATAAGCTCTGTCATCCCAGTACCATCAGCCATCACAATGTTGACTGTGTAGGTACTACCCTCATAAGCGACCGTATCGCCCTCTGCTGCCGCTGATATGTCGGCTGTCCTCATAAGTAAACGGGGGCGGCTGACTGCAAATGCAACCGTTCCACCCGCCTGGACGCCTTCGTAATCGTTATCGACGATAGCCTTATATGTGACCGCAGAACCGCCTTGGAGCGTGTATGACACGTCTATTCCAAAGTCAGTCAGCATTAACAGCCTGTCATCCGCAGTCTCTACAGCCATTAGTCAGCCTTCTTACGGGTTCTTCTTCGAGGCTTGTCTTCACCTAAACCAATAGATCGGTCTTCCGTCTTCTCAGGCTCGGCATACGGAACAATCCGCTCAATACCCATCAAGCCCTTAACGTCAGCCTCATCAAAATCTTTGCCGCTCTCAACAATGTCGCCAACGTTCCACGTGGAACCTTTGATGACACATCGCTTCATTACTTGATACTTCATTCAACCTCCAAAGGAAGACCCCCCACCCGAAGGTGAGGGGCTTCATCAGCTTACTTAGCCGTCGTTACCGAATGCGAAGCTCACTGCGTGACGTACTGCTACGTCTACAGATTGCAATGCAACGACTCGGACAGTGCCGCTGGTGCTGTTGCTGTATGGGTCAACAACGATGTCCAATCCACCGAACATGCCGATGAGAAGGTCACTGAAGTTACCGAAGTACAGGTTTCCAGCAGTAGCTTGGTTAGACACGATGCCTTGATAACCGTTGATGGTGCCGCCTGGCTCAACTACGAATTGAGCAGTGTTGGTGGCTTTCTCAGTGGTCTTCAACGCGCCGTACATGCTTGCAGGCAAGATGTAAGACAGGTTGCCCATCAGAGCGTTGTCTTCTGCTACAGCAGTTTCCAGCGTAACTACTTCAGCAAACGTTGGGTTTGCAGCAGCGAAGTTGGTTACTTGGTTAACGCCAGTAGTGTTCAAGATGCCTTCTGGGTTGCCTGAAGAGCCAGAGCCTTCCAAACCAGCCTTGTCAATCGCAGTAGCGATAGATTGAGCCAGATCGTCACGGATCAGAGCCTCAACGTCCAAAGAGCTTTGGATGAGCAACTGACGAGTAACGTCGGTGAATGCACCCAGAGTCTTAGGAGACATGCTCACGTTGCCGATAGTCATTTCAGACTCAGCAGCAGCCGTACCCTCACTCGCTACGAAAGCAGCGGTAGAAGCAGCAGTCTTCTTGGGGATCTTAACGTCGCCAGACAGACCACCCAGCATACGAGCACCGGCCTGCATTACGCTTGAAGCGTTACGCAGAGCGTCGATGAACTCTTCGCCTTTGAAGTCTTCAGCAACCAAGTCGCCATCAGAGCCAGCAGACATGTCACGCTTCCAGTTCCGCAGAACTTCAGCAGGCAACATGATGCCTTGAGCGGTCACACCGTACTGCTGTGCAGCAGCGCGTGATGCTTCAAACTCGAACGCAGCAGCTTCTTGAGCGCGACGATCAGTTGGGTTAGCCAAGGCGTGAATTGCCCGCAACATGCTGAACTTTCCAACCTCTTTGCGGCTCAGACCAATCTCTTGGTCTTCTACAGCGGCGATGCTGCCGATTTCTTCAAGCAGTTGGCCACGGAACTCTTCGATGCTTACGCCTTCAGAGATAGCGCGTTGAGCCATTTCTGACTTGTTGTGACGAGAGCCAAGCTCAACAATCTGAGCGGCATTCTTTTGAGCGGCTTGACGGGCTTGTGCCTCAACCGCTTGTACATCAACTTCTGACATAATTTGCTCCTTTGCATTGTCAGTTACGATCACTGGTTGTTGCGAAGGCTCGCTAGACCGCCCCACGCCGACTGTCACGTCAGCAGGGATTGAGACTAAACTTGCTTCGTGGATACGGAACTTCTTGACCACATAGGTGTCCTTGTCCTTCCGCTCCATTTTTTGCACCGAATAACCAATGCTTACATTAGCTTTGATACCATCGGTAACATCATCAAAAGCCTCTCTAGCAAGTGCGCCTTTTCCAAAGCGTACCGTCGCCCGGAGTCGCCGGGCCGAGTCATCGAGGCTTACAGATTCAATAATTCCCACTTGTTTCTCAGGGTCGTGATCCAACAAGAGGGGGGCGCGTCCAGACTTCAGGAATGACAAGTCAATCGCTTCATCTGAATGCTCTAATACTTCCATGCCGAAAGACCGCATGACCGGCTCTTCGCTTGATATGGCCATGCGAACCGTTCGCTTGTCCTCGTCAACAGGGGCCATTTCCATCGCCATTGCGCGAGTCATGCTGGATTCTTCAGACCTATCGTCGTAGGAATTCTCTTCGACCACTTCTTCCGCCTCTTCAGCAACCTCTTCAGCAGCTTCTTCAGGCTCTTCGATTTCCGCCTTGGCGTACTCTACGATGTATGAATCATCGGTCTCTTCTACGTTCTTTATATGACGCTCTGAGTCCATAGTAATTTCTTCGCTTTCGTCTATAAGTGGTTGATTTTCCATGGTTTTGTCCATCGTGTCACTCCATTTATTGTCACAGTCTGAATCAAAACCTCTGTCATCAGAACTTAGTGGATGGCCTTTAGGTAGAAGGTCTGTGTCATGCTTGCCACTGCGGAACTTGCCGTTACGCAATACATACAAGAATGAATTAACTCGGGCGTATGCCCACTGCTCAGGACTCTTTACTGTCGGTCGAACAGATCCTGGATTCGTCTTATACGCTCCAACACCTCGTCTAAACACCGCTGATAGAGTGCGTAGATTCGTGCGCTTAGATTCAGCATCGCCAACCTCCTCGTTGTGATCTTTGACCTTCTTCTCTAATCCTTTCTTAACTGATCCTGATAAAGCAGCCCTGTCAGCCTCTTCATCTGCTGAATCAATAGATTCTCTGACCCTTCGAGCGAATGCGAAGCCTGCATCGCCACCCCACAAAGCCCAGGCAATACGGCCTGCGGACGGATAACCTTCCTCGCCAGAACTAAACCCTTCGGCCTGCTTATCAACTTCATGGCGGGAGAAAAACGAATACATGCGCTTAACGGTACTGATAGACAGTTCTTTACGGTTGGATATATCTCGCGCTCGAGCAACCCCGACAAGGGTTCCGCCACGTCCATGCTCTTTGCGCCAATCGAGACCGCGCCGAGCTTCTTCAGCCATCTCATCAGTTGGCTTAGTATTGATGTCCCGACCCTTATAAGTCGCCATCGTCATCCCCAGCGATTTCAGCCTCTACAGGTAATATCTGGGCTGCATACGGCTCTAATGCGTACTGAACGCCAAACTGCTCCATGAGAGCCTTGTCGCGCTGAATCTGAGCAAGCAGTTCTTCAGTATCCTTGCCGTAATTGCTTGCAACGTCTTGCAGGCTCAATATGCCGTTCTTCAGACCTAGAACCGCAGCAGTCATCTCTTTTTGTGGGTCAACCCAACTCCAAGCCCTGCCACGAAACTCGCTCTTGCTTGCAAACCGTTCATATTCTCGGAGAGGCACGATGATAGCGCCCATCTCCATTGTAGATGCCAGCCACGCCTCGTAAACGCGACGAATGAAGCTGTCGATCATAAATGTCTGAAGGTTCTTGTACGCATCACGCTCTTCCAGAGCGCCCTGACGAATGCTCGAATAGCTGGTTGCTTCCAAATCGTTCGATAGGGACGTGTAGGAGGCTCCCTCGAGGCCGCTGGCTATGCCCTTTAGGATTGCCTTATGGAAGCTGTCAAACTCGCTAGACGGGTACTGAGGGTCAAATGCGGTGAAGTCCACGCCGTTTGGTAGCTGGTGGAACGTGCCGGGTTCTGCATCCATGATTGGCACATTGCCATCAAGGTCATCAGCAACGAATCCATCTCCAGCGGGAGAGGTGAAGAAGCCCATTTTGGAGGCTCCGACACGAGCATTAACGACCGCAGCTTCGCGTAACGCGCCCAACTGCTTGAGTCCAGCCATCGAAGGTGCCATCCAAGGCTCCCCTCTCGTTTGTCCAGCGCGTAACTGCTTGAATATGTGCAGCATTCTCTCCGCTGGAATACGAATATGCTTGGGACTCTTCGACATTGAAGTGAAGTCATAGTCCCCAGGGTGGTATGACAGCATGTGGTAAGCGACCGGACGCTTGAACTTGTCAATCTCAACGCCCATACGGACTTCATTGCCGTTTTTTAGGTATTCAGAGAACTCAACGTCGATTCGGTCAGGCTCGATCAGTTGCAGGCTAAAAGAGTCCCTGAATTCAGCACTGCGATGCAGGATAACGAACGCTTCACCATCTCGAGCGATGGATTCAATAACCATTTTCTGCACGTCAACCCAAGACAGCTTGCCGTCAACCGTACAGTTGCCGTATTTGCCCCATGAGCGCCACTGGTCTTCTACTGCTTGGTTCCCAGACTCATCTAACTTGCCGCCAGACGCTAAAGCCTTGACCTGTAGCGTAAAACCACGCTCCCCAACCACATTATTCTTCAAGAGGGTGAGGTATCGCTTCGCATATTCGTTATTTCGGGCCAAATCTCGAGATCGAGAGCGAAGCCGTGTCAATGCAGGCTTTAATTCGCTGTCTGCGCTCCGCTCAGAGCTTCTGAAGTCATCAAACAACCTAGATGTACTAGCGCCAGCGTAAGAACGCTTGAAAGGCACCATTTTCTTCGGTTTAGCTCTAAATCTATCGAAAATCCCCATTAGAACCTCACCTTGATGGTCTGTGAGCCGGTTTTACCGTGTTTCGCTAGTTCTTTCGCCTCGTGCTGGACGATTTCACCACGATAAAAGTCTCTTGCGTCGATAAGCTCTTGGAATGACATCTTGGTCAGTGAGCGACCAGCGATGGAATATGAAGAAACGTCCGAATCAGCCTTGCCTGAGAGCAATGACTCAATCTTGCCAACCATGATCTCTGCGAATATGCGCGGATCAGCTTGGTTGTCATCCAAATCGACGATGATATTGAAGTCACCGTCATCAAGGACTAGTCGATTACCGCTGGACGTTTGTGTGATTTCTAGCTGCCAGTGGTACTTGCCAGCCGTGTAATTTGCACTTACAGAAGAAGCAACAGTGAAAAGGTATCCGTCACTGACTTCAGTTGCGTCGATAGTGAATTCTGCGTTTCCGCCTTGGTGTATACGAGCAACGTATTGCGCCGAATATGACGCAGTAGGGTAGTCAGAAACGAAGTCTGTACGCTTCCACTGAACGTAATCCCCGACCGTAAAGCTCTCTGGCTCCGTTAATGGAGCATTGGCTGGGTCAAACAGGTTCGCCATAAATTACCGCCATGAGTTAGCAAAACTGCGCCCCGTCTTTGGTACAAATGGACGCTTGTTTGGGGTTACGGGAACTTCTTTCGCACGACTATTTTCCTCTACTGAAGAAGGTTCGTCAAGTTTATCCGCTAACCCATTGATATTTATGCCAATAATAGCATAAGCTGCATAAGCGTATACCATACAGTCTAAGGCTTCGTTTCTAGCCCTAATCTTCTCAAAAACCCGTTTTTTATAGCCTTTGTGGTACTTGGTCACTATCTTTTCCGCCGTTAACTGGCGGAAATACTCATCATTGAGCTTGTCAGAGAAGTGCATGTATCCTGGCCCGTTTTCC